TTTTCTATTTTTGGTAATGGCAGTTTGAGATTTAAAAGTTCATCAATAGTTTCGTCTAATAAAACACCATCGTATAACCAGTGATTAAATGGTTCGGTTATAGGCATCACCTTACCTAAATTTTCAGTAACTTTTTCTAATAATAACTCGCTTTCCTGTCCAGGAAATTTAAACGAAGTTTCATTCCTGGATTGCCATAAACTGCCGCACGAAGTTTCATTCATGTTATTCTCCTAGCTTTTGCTATTCTTTTCATTCTTTCACTTACCATTTGTCTCCATTCTGGTGTTCTAAACGCCGAGTTATCTCTTGCGCCACTTGATAATTTATTACCTATCATATCAGGTCTTTTGTTACCTTTATTTGCTTTACTAATTTTGTTTTTTGTTTCTTCACTTAATTTTTTACCTAGTTTATATGCTCTAACTTTTTCTGATATTCTTGCTCTTATCTCTGGTGTAAGGTCAGGTCTATTACCACCTTTTTTATTTGATTTTTGAACACCTTTGAGACCTTTATTCCAAGCAGGTTTTCCTTTGTTTTTTCCTTTGAGTGCTAAAGATAACTTTAATCTTGTTTCTGGACCTGGCACGTGACCATCACCACCTTCAGTTTTGTTTCTTAAAATACCTGTGCCTAAATCTTTACGACCATATTTTAAAATCTCACTTACCTCTAATTTATGAGCCTGTTCTTCAGTAAAATTGTTTTTGATAATTTTTATTCTATCTACTGGTGGTCTATATTTTCTTCTTTTTTCAAATGCTCTATTAGTCTGTCCTTTACCTACATAATAAGGCGTGCCATCTTCTCTTAACCAGTGATAAACATAAAATCTATTAGCATTCATATATCTATTTATACAATAAGGAACATAGTAAAGATTAATAATTTATGAAATTCGGATTTGCTATTGACGGACATTCAGAATTGATTTCTGACTTCTTTGTAGCATTCTTTTCTTTCTCCGTTAATGGTGATCCACTTGCAATCTCAATACATCTTGTAGCCAATGCACTTGCACCGTTTGTTATTCTCTCAATAGATTTAGTTTTAGCAATTGCAAGTTTGCCTACATCCCTATTTTTTTTGTTAAATCTTTTATCTAAATCATCAAGGTCTTTTTTAAGGGCACTCACAAGCTCATTCATCTTTTGATTAGCAGCCAATATTTCTTTAAAGTCTGCCTCTTGCTTGGCAATCAGCTCCTTTTGGGAGCTGACTGCTTCTTCTAGTTTGATTTGATTTGCTTTTAAGATTGCATTATCACTACGCAGTTTCATAACATACATTCCAGCGCCAGATATACCAGCGATAATAATAACTACAAACATCATCTTTAAATAACCAAACATTTTAAATTAGTCTTTCTTTATAATAGCCCAAGCGCCATATGCAATTGCAGCCCAAGCCGCAATTTTAGCTACGGGACTAAAGAATAAAACCACAACACCTAGGCCAATCAAAACGCCTCCGTGTAGTGATGTTAATTCTTTTACTCTTCCTGATAACCATTCCATAGATTGTTTCCTCCTATGTACGTTTATTTATCTGACTCTTTAATGTCAGCTAACTTCTCTAACCTTTTAATTCTTTTCATTAGATTAGGAAATTTCTTTATCAACTTTTCTTCCTTTGATAAAACTTGAATATTATATCTATTAGCAGCCCAATTATAACATTGTTCTACTTTTGCATAAAACCATATGCCCATTTTAGTTTTTCTAAACCAAGCATTTGTTGACTGCCCAAGTATTGCACCTGCTATGCTTGTTATCATCCAAAACCACATTATATATTATCCTTGTTAGGTTTTATACTCCATCTGCCAAACAATGCAACTGAATAATAAGCAGAATATATTTTCCATTTTGGTACAGACGGCTCTGCGTCTTTCATACCACATAGAAATACTTTGTCAGCTGCTTTCTTTGCAGCTTTAACTAACCATTTATCTTCTCCAAGAGTTACACCATCACCTATTTCTATCGCCATTCTATGGCGATATTGTCTTATTCTTTTATATAATAAATCGTGTATAATAGCTGCCCTTGCAACGTCCCAAGGTGCTATTAAATTCCAACATATTCTAGGTACTGAAGCTAAGTCAGTTGTAAATCCTTTTTTAACAACTACTTTTCTTCCTTCTAATTTAACACCAATATCAGCTAATGTATCCAATTCATCTTTTGATAAATCGGTACAGTCATACATTAAAGGCTTTTGCATTACCCATTTTCTAGGTGGATTATATTCAGCAGTTATTTTTGCGTTAAATGCTCCCATATTACTTATTCTCCTCTAGCAACCATTTGTATGTTCTGTGTGTACTTCTGGAGCAAATATTCCTGATTGCCATAACACAACTGCTACAACAACTACAACAGCTGCCCACAGCCATTTATTTTTAAGAATTTTTTTCATTTATTTTCCTTCTTTTGGTCCGTAACCTTTAGGGGTTACATCTGTTATTTTGTATTTAACATTTCTATTTTTCAATTCTTTTGCTATTTTATCTGCAACATTTTTATCTTTTATATTACCAGACTTATCAAAATATTTAGCTAGATGAGCTGGCAATTGTTTATTAGCATTAAGAGAAGTCATAGGTTTATATGTTCCATGACCTGGTCCTGAGTAAGTTGCAAATACAGTAGAGTATTTTCTATGTTGTGGGAAATGTTGTGTTCCACCCATAGACCCCATAGGTTTAGCTATACTCATAGGACCTACAGAAAATCCTCTACTTACCATAAACTCACTAAAGGTTTTCATTACATTTTTCTCCCTGATTTTTTTAACTCTTTTACATAGTCATCAATCTCATCACTAAAATCCGAAAGTAGTTTAGTAGCAGCGTCATCTCTTACAGACCCAGGAACTAATCTACTTCTTGGACCTTCTACTTCTTTTACTTTATTATCTACTGCATATCTAAATAATTTTACTGCTAAATTTTTATTAAAAATTCCTTTATTCTTTTTTCTTGCTAAATTTTTTATGATAGGTTGTATCTGTTTTGTATATAAATCTGCGTCATTGGATACTTGTAAAGATATTTCTCTGGAATTCATTTCATTTACAGTTGTTTGTTTTATAAACTTTTTAATAAAATCTTTAAACCCATCTTTTTTATTTTTCTTTTTATATGAATCTCCTTGAGCCTTTGTAAACCCTGGTTCGTGTGTTGGTGGTAACGCAACATTAGAACCATCCCCTACTGCATTAGCAGGAGCGTCTTCTCCCATACTTAATAGACCACCATAAGTTTTATTGATAGTATCTTTTTTAAATCCCCACCTATCCATTAATGCTTTTTTAGCAATATAAGAAACAAAATTAATTTTTGCTCTTGCTAAAGCGTCTACCGTATCAAATTCTTTATCATTAATCCATTTAACTAACGCTTTATATTTCTCACCTGTTGGATTAACTGTTTTAACAGTCGCCCATTGTTTTCTCAAATTAGCTATTTGAGAAGTAGTAAAGGATTCTCTTAATCTTTTTAAATTTATCATAGTCTAATCCTCTCTATGTTATCCTCTGATACTCTTATAATTTTTTTAGATTCTTCATTAATAACATCATATAAATGCGTCCCTAAATAAGTATCAGTAGGTTTTGAATCATTTGTTGTATAAACAATATCTCCTACATCAGCAGTTTCAATACCTTCTAAATTTTCTAATCTATCAACCATAGTATATCTACCTTTAGGTAAATAATCAAACCCAACACTTTCTTTTATATCATCATCAAGTATTAAATGACCTTCTTTTTTTAAAAATTTATATAATTGTTTTTCAAGTGGATCTTTTGGTATATTTTTATCTTCTTTTAAAAGTAAAGCTAATGCTACTGCATAAGTTCCTATCTTTGACTTAACACCTGGTATTGCATTCATTAATCTTTTTAAATTAAAAACGAACCTATGCAATAAGGTATAGGCATTTTTTTCTTTAGCTGTTGTAAGCATTTTATTTTTTTTTAATACCTTACCTTTATTGTCTATAATACCCAACTTAAAAGCTTCGTGCTTTTCAAATGGGGTTACTAACATTTTGATAACTCTATAAGTTATCATTAAGTCTATTGCTCTACCCATTATAATTTCCCTAAACTGTTTAATATGGACTTGTTTATTTTAACACTTGGCATTTCATCCTCTTGTATAGAATTTAAATATACCAAAAATGTTTTTAATAAAGCCCAAAAATTTCTTTCAATTTTAAAAAATAACAAGGTACAAGCTGCATCCATACCAAAAACATTTTGTAAAACAATAATATGATTTATTATCAATCTTGTTTTCAATTCGCCAGTAGATTTATATTTACGAAATAAACGTTTAATATATTTAAATCGTTTCAAATCTTCATAAAACTCTTGTTCCGAATCTAAATTAGGAACATTGTAGTTTTTTATAGCGAAAAATAACCAATTATCTCTTGTTATCTTTGTGAACATTAAGCAAGCTCTGCATAAACTTTAACAGCGCCGTTTGATAATGTTTCGTATTTCCCTTTTAATTTTAACTCTTTACCTTTATGAGATATCCCGTCATCATTTATATCAGAGCCATCAGTATCTTTACCGAAACGACCGCCAAATTGAGTTAGACCAGTTTCAAATGTTCCTGTTTTATCTTCACCCAATTTAATTTCATCTTTAAAACCAATTCCAATTTTGCTAATAGAATCTCTTAATTGATTTATAGCACCTTGTGGATTTAAATACTCTCTATCAGCAATAGAGCCAACAAAAGCACTTACTCTTTTTACTATTTCAGGCAGATGTATATTGTGTACGCCTACTGAACCATCCTCTATTGGATTTTCCATAGTGTTTGTTCCAACACCTTGAGCGTCACCAACATAACCTTTGCCTTCGTTTATATGTTGTTTAAATGTCTTCATTACTCTCTTCCTTTTTTTGCAACTTTTATGATGTTGCTAAGTTTAGTGCCTGTTGTTTATCAGCAGGCATACCTTTTTCTTTTTCATTTAGCAATACTTTTTCATCCTTTTTAGGTTGAACTTTTACAAGTAATTTATCCACTTGTTGTATTGCGCCAAAAACAGCATTTAGATTACCTTTCATAGTACCTAAATCTTTTTCAACTTGAGCAATTCTACCAGTTAAGGTATCAAAATCTGTTTTTAAAGTTGCTCTTTCTTCTTTTAATATTGTTTCATCAATTTGCATTATCATCTCCTATTATTATAAAAATTACGCTGTTGTATAACCATTACCAGCAATTATGTTCCAATTAGAATTTTTAAAAACTAACGTAACACTTTCGCCTGGTGCGTTTAATACTGCACTTGTATAACCTCTTAAATTTGTAGGTGTTATAGTTTGTGCATATGTTCCACTTCCAGCCACATTAAGAATTATCTTAACTTGACCATCTGAACCATCTGCTAATCCAACTGTAGCAGTTCCTGCTGTTCCAACGATTTCTGTAATCGCTGTAGTTACATTTGCTGTTAAAGCTGATGAACCATCACTAGTTAATGTTTGTGATGTTTGTTTAAAACCCAACCAAGAAGGCATATTATTAAATACGTCCTCTGCTGAAATCTTTTTATTAATTGGTGTAACTGACGGATCATCAATTACATGGAATAAATCTTCAGTCGCTAAAGAATTTCCTAAATCCGTAAGCGCTGTTACTTTTTTGTCTGCCATTTGTTTTCTCCTCTAAACCCCTTTGTGGGGAATGCTACTGTAGGTATTTTCCTACATCACTTTGTTTATATATTTAGGGTGGCCCGAAGGCCACCCAATTAATTAATATTAATTATTAAGCGTCTGCACTATTTGTCAAACAAGCTAAAGTTTCATATTGAATCCTGCTTGCTCTGCCATCAGTTCCAGTCGTCTTCAAAATCCATCCAACGTGAGCAACTTTACCCGATTGTGTTTCAGCGTCTTTATAATTAAAAAGACCTACTGTAACATTCGTAATTAAGTTATCTTCCGTTGCATTGTTAAAAAGCAATCCACTACCTGCACTTCCGCCCGAATGCATTAGAGCAGCTGTAGGTGCTTTATGTATTTGCATTAGTGACCATAATGGAGCACTAGTGCCTGTATCAGTATTTAACATCATATTCTGTTCCCTCCTTTTATTAAGGTACTCATTTTTGAATACAATACTATTTATAACACTAAAATCCTAACCTTTTCAGTTTAGATATTGTATTATTAGTGTTTGTATGATAAATTCCTATACCACCAACACGTGTAAATTCATCTACATTTGGTTTATAGTCATCTATTAGTATAACTTTCTCACCATTACGAGAATGTATTTTAGCAAAAAGTTTTTTCTCACTTCTTAACACTAAATTAATTCTTCGTGTAGTAAGACCTAATTTTGTTTTAGCCCAATGTGTCTTACCTGGTATACAATTTGGATCAAAATCTTTAGCTACATATGCACTTAATATACTGGGATTGTATTTAGAAATGAAAGACCACAACTGTTTTCCACCTGATTGCCAAGGAAGGTCATACCAAAATCGTTTATTATTTCTGATTGCGTCCCACTTACCTTGACCTGATGGTATATTCATCCATTTGTTAATAGACATACCTGTTGTTTTGGAAGCTGCAGTTTTAAAATCTGCTAGAACACCATCCATATCACAATATATTAAAGGTAATTTAGCCATATGGATGATTACCTTTTATTATATTGGATGTACTTTAGGTTCAGTATCAATTTTTGCAGGTTTTTTACCTGTTAATGTCTTACCTTTTCCACCAGAAGTTGAAGCAACTAAATCTTTTTCAACTTCTCTTTGATTTGAAGAAGCTCTTAAAGATTTAAAAGATTTATTTTCTTTTTTATTTTTTAGTATATCTGCTTTGTAAGGACCTCGTCTATCCATATGACCAGCTCCTTTAGCAATACCAGGTTTTAATTTTTGAACTTTACCACCTTTTGCTAAAAACGCTTTCATTAATTTATCCATCTCTTTTTGTTTTTCAGGAGTTACGCCTTCTTTTTTTGCTAATGGTTTAGCAATTGCTTTTTTCTTTAATGGTTTAGGTTGTACATTATTTAAACCTTTACCATCTTCAACTTTAGCAGGTTCAGAACCATTGATGTAAATATTAGTATCTTCACTTACTACTTTAGCAGCTGCGTCAGCAAGTGAACCTTCTTTAGTTTCTAAATAAGATTTTGGTTCTAATTTTATATTTGGTTCTTCTTTTTTAACTGTAGGCTGCTCAACACGTATTTTAGTAATACTATCTTCCAGGCTGCCTGTTCTGGTTTCCATATACTTATTTTCCATTTTTTTCTCCTCTAATTGTTGCCTATCAGTTTCAAGTCCTGATATGCCAAAATGTATATTATCTTCATTAACTTTAGAAAAAGAAGCCACTTCTCTTTTTTCTGTGCCAGGTTCTACTTCAGCAGCAATTGGTGTTCCTTTTGCTTTTAAAGCCTGTAATTCTTTTTCTAAATTTTTCTTTCTTATTATTACAGCAGTTCTCATTTGAGGATCCTTCATTTGTTTAGGATCAAGTTCAATAGTCTGTAATACCTTTTTCTTAGCATTATAATCTTCTATATCTTTTAATGCTGATTCATCTAAAATTTTTTCTTCATTTTTATATTTGTCTTTCTTTACAGGTTTACCACCTTTATCTTTGTAATGTGGTTTTGCCCCTTTGTTTTTTAAATACCAAGACAGAGCATAAATATTTTTATCTCCCTTTTCACCACCTAGTTCTGGATGTTTTTTCATCGCTCTAACTGAGCCTTCCCAACCTGGTGGAGATACTTCATGGACAGTTTTTAAATTATGTTCTTTAAAATTTAAACTATGTTTAGTTATTGAAATATCTTTTGCACCATCTTTTTTTAATTGAGCAGCTTTATCATCTGCGTCTTTTTTTATTTTATATGCAACAGCAAATCTTTTTCCATTTTTAGGGTCTAAATATCTTACTGCAAATCCTGGTTGTAGACCTTCTCTAAAAGTTTTAAAATCTTCTTTCTTTATATCTTCAGCAAGTTTCCAACCATCATCTTTCCATCTTTGTAAATCTTTCTTTTCAATTTCTTTTCGTTTACCATCTTTAGTAATTGTTATAACAGTTATATTACCAAATTTAAGGTCTCTAGCTTCTTCATCCATACGACCTTTTGATATAATACCATTAAGACCATCTTTTTTTAAACTTGCTAATGCCTTTTCAGCATCCTCTTTACTTCTATACCAAGCAGCAACAATTCCACTTTCTTTTTTCTTGGCAAATTTTACCCAAAAACCCATGTCATTACTTTCTTTTGTAAAATAACCTTTAGGAAATTTTCCCTTTGAAGGATCAAAAGCAACTTTCCATCCTTTAGATTTCCATTTTGGCAATTCTTCCTGAGATATCTTTTTATATTGACCACCTTTTGTAATTTCAACTTCATACCATAACATATTTCCTGGGTCAGACCTTGTTGTACTTTTTCCCAAATATTCTTCTACTTGTTCACTCCATATACCTGGTTTTCTCAATTCTTTTATTAATTTAGGAACACTTTTTAAAACTTGGTCTGCTTTTGCTTTTGTGAACAAAGATACTTGCGATTTGGGTTTAAAATATTCTTTCTTTACATCTTCAGCAAATTCTACATACAATCCTAAATGTGCAATACTTTGACCAACTAAATTAGCCATTTTTAAACCTTCTTCTAATTCTACTTGTTCTTTAAAAAGGTCTCTAGCACTCAATTCTCTTACTACTGCAGGCACACTTTTTGAAGCTGTCTGTGCTGTTATTGTAAGCATACTATCTGTAAACTTTTTGCCATATTGTAATTTTAATACACGGTCAATCATTTCTTTATACATCTTCATATGTTCTTTTACTTTACCTATCAAAATGGGAATTTTTGAACCTAACTCATTTAATATTTCTTCATCTAATTCTATATGTTCTTCTAATTCAACTTCTTCAATAATACCCCTATTCTTACCAAAAGTTTTTGCACCATCTAACGATGGATGAGAACCTAATTCTTTAACTTTACCGTTTTTCAAATGACGCATTAAAAATTTATCTTGGCTACCACTCATACCAGAAGTATCACGCTTTAATACTAGAAAATAACCACCATCTGTTGCTTTTGCTCTAAAAACTATGTTTGCTTCATCTATATTACCATAAACGTCAACTGGTACAACTTTGTAACCATCGCCTTTTTGTTTTTTCATATGTAAAGCAGTATTATATCCAACTGATTTATCTTTTAAATCTGGAATTGGTTTGTTAGTTTTAGCGTCAACTACTTTATATTTTACATTACTATCTTCTGCCACTAAATTAGCGACCATTTCAGCAGCTGTATCTGGATGTTTTCCTTGTTTAATAAATTTGTTATATGCTTTTTGTTTTGCTGATTGTGTATTAGGTATAACACCTTCTTTAACTGCACCATATTTAAGTTGAAAATCATTATTACCTATAGAAGCAAATAAACCTTTTGGTTTTAAATCTTTATAAAATTTATCTTTAAAACTAGCAAGTCTTTTTGAAAAATCTTTTAATTTTAATTTATCTTTCGGTTTATCTTTGTCTTCAGGTTTTCTTGGATCTGTTTCTTCATTAGCTCTCATTAAAGCAGTTTCAACATCTTTTACTTGTGATAAACCTTTTGCTATTTTTTCAATTTCTTTTGTAGCACGAGTCATATTACCTGCATATGTTTTAGCAATATCAATCGCTTTCTTTATTCTTCCTAATTGAGAAAGTCGCTCATCTTCTTTAATTTCTTTTTTCTTATTAGGTTTACCTTTGTCATCTGTTTCAGGTTCATTTTCAGCACTCAACCTTGACAATCTAATTTTATTTTTTAAATCTCCTAATTTTAATTTCATATGAGCTACATCTGCTTTACCAATTGCAATTCTAGTTTTTTGGGAAGGATCAACATCCCTCATACTAGTTTCTTTATCTCTTATACTTACCGCTAGTTGAGCTGCTCTGTGTTGTTTACCTGTAGCTTTTGCTTGAGGTAAATCTTCAGCACCTTCTCTTACTTGTTTAAACTTTTGCATTTGCAAACTCCTTAAACGTTTTAACTTCAGATGTTCCACCCAATGATTTTCTCAATTCTTCTTTAGACTTGCTATATTTCTTTTTAAACTCATCATCACTTAAATGTTTCAAATCTATAGCAATATCTTTCATTCTTCCTTCAACCATATTGTCGCTAGTGTCAACCACTTTGTTAAACATCTTGTTATAAACTTCGTCTAATTTTACTTTCCACTCTTCCCCATAACGTTCCTTATATTTATCTATTGTATCTTCGTTATTTACCCATTCCTCAATGTCTTTTAAATCAACATTTTTACTAGCATTTACATTAATTAAATTATCTTCAGGCGTACTAGGTTTATATGTTTTACCTTGAGCTTTAGGATCATAATGTTTTTCTCCTGGGGTAATAGATGAAGTATATTTTGCCCAATCGTGTCCCATATCATACGATTCTTTTTTCTCTGGTATACCATCTGGTAAATTTCCTATGCCATCTCTCTGGTCATATTTTGTTTTACCTTGTTTAATTTCTTTTGATTTCTTTTCTAAATCTTCAGAAAATACTGGCGTTTCAATTATATCATACAACCACGCCTTATGTAATTTACCATCTGCATTTTCTAAAGTCACGTAATTGGTACCTCGTCTAACAATAATACCAGTTACATTATTACTAACATCATCTACAATATCTCCTACATCATATAAATGTTCCGTAATATACTTATCTCTTAATACCATATTGTTTAATTCCTTTTTCGTTGAAGCAGTTATAAATGGTTTAAATCGTAGCACACCTGCCATTGATGGAAGGCCGCTATCAAAACCTGCATTTAATTTTTTAATTATTAATTCTTTTTTAACATGACTTAATTGTTTTTTCACATGGTCCTCATCTCTAGCAGAAATAACTCTAAAATCTTTCTTATCATTTCCTTTTTCCCATACTTGAAATCTTGGTAAATCTTTTACCTTTTCTACTAAGGAAGGATCATAGCTTGCAGCTAAATGCATTCCTTTTCTAGTTTGTTTAAATAATGCTTCGGCGTCTTTAGACCTTCCAAATGTTAAAGGTAATCCTTTTTTAAATGTTTTAAAATCATTTGCTTTTACAGCCGCTCTCATTTTACTTGCACTCATACCTTGAGCACCTTCAGCGTCTGGATCTCTTTCGCCAGCAGAAACAATATTAATACTATCAAAATTATAGTATCCGTGTCTGCTTTTTACATCATTATATTTTTTTAATAGTGTTCTAAATTCACTAACTCTATCACTTCCAACAACCATTGACAATTCTGTATATTTCTTTTTATAAAATTCAGTTACTATATCAATAATTATATTTGATTTACTTGCAGCCAAATGTCTAGCGTATCTAGGAAACATCCTTTTTATAGCTGCTACTTTATCTCTTAACTTCAAAGGGTTCTTATTTGAATCCTCTGACTGACTTAAAATAATTTTGTGGTCATCTGCTCTTACAGATAACAATTTTTGTAATAATTTTTCGTGTCCTATTGTAGGCGGATTAAATCGGCCAAAGGTAAACGCTATATGTCTACCTCTGGCCTCTTTTATTTTTGATAATGATTTCAGCTCTTCTGGTGTGATTTTACCATCTTCCATTATCTCTACCAAAGTTTTGTAAAATTTGAGATAATGATACTTTTCTAACATTTTATAAATCACATTTTTCGGAAGACGATTCTTCTCACCAAATTTTCTGATTTCATCGGGAGACATTATAGAATCGAAAGCATCCTTTCGGTCCTGCATAACTTTATCCCCCATATCAATTAATGTGTTAATAGAAGCTTTAATTTCATCTAACTTTTTTGAAACTACTGTACTTAAATTTTCTACATCATCAGCAGATAAATTTTTTAGTTCCTCATAATCAATCATATCTCTTACGAGTTCACCTTTAACAACATCTATTTCAGAAACACGTTTCTGAAAATCCGCAACGTATTTTTCGGAACTGAAAGTACCTGGTTCTGGTTTTCGAATAAACTCGTTTTTGTCTATATCGAAAGTACCATCAGCCATCTTTCTGTTCTTATTAAATACGGCAGGATCTATGATAGAAAAATAGTTTATAATATGATTGCTAAGGCCTACCTTTTTACCATTAGCAGTCCACTGGAACTCTCTTATCTTTGTGTGTACTTTTTCCTGTTCAGCTTTTGTACCAGGAATTTTAAATAAGATAGTTACATCTAAATCAGCGTCCTCTCTATATTGTTTTGTTAATATAGAACCGATTAGTGTAGTGTTAACTATTTCTCCAAATTTTTCAAACTGTTTAATTCCGTCTAGTAATTGTTTTCTCACAGAAGGCTTAAGTTTAGGATTATCTGTATCTGCATTATCAAATACAGGCTTAGCATACGTATTTCTAGGTATGTCTATTATTGATTCCTTAAAATGTTCCTTAAACCTTTTTAACATTATCTGTAAATACCATCCATTATTGCTTTAACAAAGTCAGCATTTGCTTTCTTTGTTTTATCACAAATGGTTCCTGCTGTACTGACCGTTTCACTACAAAGTGCTTTTGAAACTTCAATACACCATCTTTTTATTTCTTTTAACATTGTTAGTCCTTTTTATGTTTGCCTAATATCTTAACTATTTCCCAAGTACCATCATTATAATGATGTACTCTTGCGTCCACTAAATCACACATAAATGCTAATGACTCACCATCTATCTTGTAAGTAATACCATTTATTTCTACACTATCTGTTTCGTCTGCTCTATTTCTCCAAGCCTTTTCAACTTCTCTTTTAGTCTTTAAGCAATCGGACATTGAGTTAGCACCTTTATGGTCAATTAATGTACCATCTGCAAAGACACATACTGCAAAAACTACTTCTGGTTTTTTGTGTTCGTGGTCACCTTCTACTGGACAAATTTGGTGTCCATCATCTCCGCAACCTGTACAATCTGCATTTGCTCTTGTACTATGCAATACTACACCAAATATTATAGCGATTAAGAATAGAGCACCTAGTATTGTTGCCAACTCTTTAATACCACCATTTTTAAATCCTATTTTATCACATAATTTTTTAAACATATTTCTCCTTACCTAATTGGTGGCACATACATTACGCCACCGTTTTTCCAAAGATTATTTAATCCTCTTTCTAAAGCAAGTGGTGTATTTGGTCCCACATTTCTTTCAAATGACTCTCCATAATTACCAACTTGTTTGATAATGTTATAACCAAATTTCATACCAAGTCCTAACATTGGACCGATATAACCTTCCACACCTAATATTCTTTTAACTTCTTTATTTTTTGAAGTTAACATTAAATCTACATTATACATTGTGATACCTGCTTCTTCGGCATTTACCATAATGAAGTGTGTCCATCTAACTACATCTTCCCACTCTTGGTCGCCTTGTCTTACAAGTGGACCTAATGGTTCTTTTGATATAATTTCTGGTAATACCATCCACTTACTAGGGTCTTCTGCACCAGCTCTCGCTGACGCTAATCCTGAAGCGTCTGTTGTGAATACATCACACTCGCCATTAAATAATTTTGCCTTTGCGTCTTTATTGCCTTCAACATATATTGGTTGATATGCCATATTATTTTCTGCAAAATAATCGTTTAAATTTAATTCAGATGTTGTTTCTTTTGTAATACATACATACGCACCATCTAATTCTGTTGCACTCTTAATATCTAAATCTGTTGGTATTAAAAATCCTTGACCGTCATAGTAATTGACACCAGCAAATTCAAACATTAAGTTTACATCCCTACTGATTGTCCAAGTAGTATTTCTTGCAAGTACATCAATATTACCTGACGCTAATGTTGGAAATCTTTGACTAGCATTTAATCCTATAAATTCTACTTTACTTGAATCACCAAATATAGCAGCGGCAACTGCTTTACAGAAATCTACATCTAAACCACTCCAGTTTCCGTTCTCATCTTGAGCAGAAAATCCTGGTAGACCTGCATTAACTCCACAAATAACATAACCTCTTTCTTGTACGGTTTTTAAAAGACCGACTTCTTGTTCTATTTTAACACTCTTTGTTGTATTACAACCAACTAAAAATAAAGCAACTAATAAACTCATTAATATTTTTTTCATATCATCTATCCTATTTAGGCCTATTGCGTTAATACTTTAGTCTTTTTTTCTTTTTTCTTTTCTGTTAAAGACTTCGCTGTACCACCTAGTTTTAAACTACCAGATTGGTCTGGCATTTTGTTTTTAATACTGATAATATTACCTTCTGCGTCAATTTCTGCCATAGATGGACCACAGATTACTCTACGACCATCTTTTAATTTTTCAATCTTTCTTTTATCTTTCAAACAGCTCATTAAACCATCATACTTAACAAATTCGCTTGATGTATCAGTTACAATAAACATTGTTATGATGGTAACTAAAGTAGCTGCGTCCATTTAATTCCCCTCCGTAGTAAAACCAGTATTGGTTTCTCTAATCTTGTCCTTTAATTTCTCAATATCTTCCAAAGACTTCTCCATATCCGTCTGCAACCTTTCAATGTTTACCTTATTGTTCATCATACCTTCAAGTTGCTTCGTAAGACTTTCCACTTGTCCTGAAAGAAATTCTATAAGCATAAATTGTTCAGAATCAGCAGGCGGAGAACCTAAATCCCCCCTTGGCCATTTGATCCTAAATTCATTATTTTGTGCAATATCACCTGTAACCAATGAATCTATATCTTTATCAATTCTTTGCACTTCACTAGTTAAATCTTTTTCTGCAAGTGTAGCTTTTGTTTCTAAATTATTTAATCTCTCCATCACCCCAAAATAAGCCCACACTCCTATACCTACAGCTGCTAGGATGGATAATAAATTTCGCATAGGCATAGAAATTGCTGTACTATCTGATATTTTCATCTACGTTTCTCCTTTAATCTACTTACAATCCATTTTCTGGCTGTAAAACTTTTAATTGGTGCATTTAATAATGCTGTTACTTGTCTTGCCACTTTATTCATAGTTATTGTTATTAATTCTAAATTTGATTTGTTATTTTCAACTTCACTATAATTAGAACCAAACAATCTTTTATATTTAGGTTTATTACTTTGTGTTTGTTTCCAAGAAGTTGTTAAAATATAATCTGCCATTTGTCTTTCTCTTTGTTTTTGTCGCTCTAAAGCAACTTGTAAAGGTGTTTGGACAAATATCATATAACAATCATATCCTAACAAAGTTAACATCTGATATTGTCTAGCAATAGAATCATAATCTCTTGCTGTACTATCAATAACTAATCCTAATCTTCCTTGAACATAAGAGCCTAATGCAGTTGCTGTTACTGCTTTTGCACCAGCTCTTATTTTATCTCTAAAATATTTTTCGTGTTCAGGCATACTTAATGATAAATTTGTTTTCTTTAAATCGGCTTCAAATTTTTTATCTGAATTTACAACTTTCAATCCAGAACCAGCAAATGCTCTAGCAGAAACAAACGATTTTCCTGACGCAGGTCCACCTGCAAGGAAGAAAGCTTTAAATATTCCTTTATCATAAACGCCTTCAGTTATGTGTTGTGCAAAACTTGCTACTGCTGTCATCCTTTAATCCAATTCTTTGCTAATGTAAAGTTTGCTGTGCTAAACTCTAATCTGTCCACAAGTTTTACAGCATTCCCCATTCTATCTACAGCAACAAAACCTTCAGGATTAGTTACTCTCCATCCCTTATCAGTTTGTATAAATGTTCCAATAGATTTAACTTGATTCATTTTATTTACTAAAAAATTTTTAGCTCTTGTTAAACTTAAATAACTTGCAATCGCAAAATAAATTTCATCACCATATCTGTCTATAAATTTTAAACCTTCATCTCTAATTGTTTCATATCTTTTTTTAGCTGCAGGTGTTTTTCTTTTTGAAACTTCATCATCTAAAACACTTGCATAATATTTTCTAAAATCATTATTAATTTTTTGTGTGCTTGGAAAAGATTGTCCTTTTTTAACATAATCATTAAAGAATATTTTTAATCTAGCACCAACAGATAATAAATTTGTTTGTCTTCTTAATAAATTTAAAATTCTTTTACCTTTTTTAATTGACCCTATTGCCATTCTCAATATACTTGTAAAAGTATTATTTTCTCCTTTAGTAAATGTAGCAACACCACTATTATCTCTATAACTAGCATTATCAAAAAATACATCTGAAGTTTTAGCAAACGAATTAATACTAACTCCAAAACCTGCTTTTAACTTATCTATTGTTCGTCCTGAATATGTTGTATGAAATATAATACCTATTTTTGCTTTTAAAATTCTTTTTGCTAAATCACTATCCTCTGGTACTGCATATGTAATTGTATTTGGTCTAAATGCAATATGTTTTTCTCCTCTTATAGAAGCTGACTTAATTTCTTTAGGCGTAAAAAGTAAATCTCCTTGAACAACTCCTCTAATATTCAATTTTTTAAGATACTTTAAACATACCTCTAGTTTATCCACAAGAGCACCTGCGTGATTTCTTCTTATATCTGAATTTGTATAATTGATTTTTGGAGTTACATTGAAAAGTGATTTTGTGGCAACAAAAAAACGACCGTTTTCTGGATTAATACCACAGATTATAGCAGGAGCTCCATCCCACTTTGTAGATACATTAACTTTACGACCTGACTCTCCTACCATCATATTTCTTAATGATGTTAAGAATTGGATAGCATTTAAGCCACCTTCGTATCCGTTATTGATTATATCGTCCTCTAAATGTTCTAGGTGTGTGTTCCTAGCTTCGGACAAATATTGTTTAAAACTTTGCATTTATCTCCCAATAATTCCATTAACAAAAAATCACTCATCCATCAATTTATCAACACATATATTTATAATTAATATAATTTGCCGAAAGGTCCAAAATCATATACTTGTCTACCTTTCTTTTGAGATATAAAAAGTAAGTCTGTTAAAAATTCATTTCGTTTTTTATCTCTTAATTGCAATACTTTATCAATAAAATACATCTGCATTAACTTAATATTTGCAATATGAGATTCCTTACCTTTAAATACCTTTACCATATTATCTAAAAATTCGTTTTTACTCTTAACACCAATGCCTTTAACAAGTTTATTTTTATTCAATCTATCAAACATACTACCATATTCAATTCGTCTTTTATGAAATTCTTTTAAATTCATAGGATAGGATTGATGTTGTTTTGTTGTAGAATTAAACAATTTTTTATCATACATAAGTGCTAATTTTTCTACTAATCCTAACGGTGCCTTACCTAATCTAGCAGCTGCTCCCCTCATTACAGGTTCAAATACTAAATTTGATAATCTGGAAGTAGTATTACCTTTTAATTGATATTTCGCTACTTCTTTATTATCTCTATCCCAAAGGACAATGTTTGAATCTTTTGTTAGAAAGGATGTTTTTCTAGGATTTAAATCTAATTTTAATACAACCTGACCTAATTTAAAATTATATTCACCTTCTTTAGTTTCTATTTTATCAAAAAACTTTTCATCAACATTTACTTCTTCATATTTAGCTTGAGCGCCAGTAATAAGTTTTAATGATATACCTACAACCTCACGTTTTTTAAACATACTTCTCATTATAGCATTTAATTCTCTTATAGTTTGAGTACCACTAGCACCATCTAATTCTTTTTGTATTTTTTTTCTAAAGACATCCTTTTGTTTTATCAACCAAATATCTGCTGGATTCCAAGCATCCTTTTTTGGTATATTAAATTTAGTTTTAATTAAATCATTAATAAATTGCATAAACCCACCATCACGGTTGAAAACTGTAAATTTAGAATCAGAAAATTCATCAAGCATTTTCTTTTGTTGTAAGTAAAAAGTAGTTAACCATTTACCTTCAGGTGTTTTTGGATTTAATGTTTCAAAATGAAATAATTTTTTAGAATTTAAAGTAAAAATTTTTTCTAAGCCATCTTTAGTAACTTTATCTTCAATAATATCTTCAGCCTTTTTAAATTTCTTATTATCTTTAAACGCTCTTTGTAAAATAAATGCAGTTCCTCGCTCCTGCATTTTTGTAAATACAGCTTCTGATACTGATATGTTATTTATTTTTGCCATACTACTATTTATTAGTAGTATCTTTAGGTTTAATAGAATTTCTGCTTGCTATTTTAGTCCAATATTCTGCACAATATATATTTGAAGAAACGCAATATCTTTTTCCTTCAAATTTTTTCTTTTTAACACCGTGTTTTATCCAACCTGGAAACATTAATAAAAGACCGTGTTCAGGTCTTCTTTCAATATTTAAGTCAGGAAAGGAAACACCAGGAAAATCTTGTAATGGATTAATATAATATACACAACCAAAAACAGCAGGCCAATGGTCGTGGATTATAGTATAATCTTCACTAACATATTTCATACCCCATAAATCATTAATCATAGGTACCAAACTCACATTGTATTTTTGTTTTGCAACTGTCTTACTCATATCTAAAATAATATTTGCAAGCTGTTTAAAGCCAGGTCTATCAACCATTGACCATTGTGTCATTTGAGCTTTAACATTAGTTTTATGATTTTGTTTATCCCCTTGTTTATCAATCTCTTTAATAATTTTGTTATTCATTTTTTCATCATCAAGCTTTTGCTCAAATAGAGTAACATTTAAATTATTAGTAGGGAATGTTTTTTCTAATATCATCTGTTTATTGAAATATAATCTGATTTACCTTTATCTTTTTTTCTTTCATCTATTGGACGAACATCAAAAAATTTAGGAAATCCAAATCTACCAAATGTCTTATTTTGATTTTGAAACTTAACTACTTTTTTTGCGTCTTCTTCAAAAAAACTTTCTTTCAAAACTAACTTACTTGGCATTTCTACAGCACGCCACAATATCTTTTTACCTTTTTTAACCATTTCAGTTTTATAATAGATAGTAGGTTGTCTTTTTCTTATTGGGTTTTTCTTCATACTTTGAATCCTGAAAATTTATCATAAGCGTCAGCAGGTTGTGGGCCTGAAGGACTATCTAATTTATCTTTTGTTTCTTGGTTACTATCTACAATTTTTTGAGCAGTTTGTTCTACATCATATAATCTCATTTTTGCTCTATCAACACCAATAATAAATGCTCTATTTATTGCTGGATCATTATATCTATTTTTTAATTGTTTAATTTTCATTTGATTTAATGCTTCTAACTCATCATTAGTAATTAAAGCAAACATAAAATCAGCTGTTGCAGGTAAACCAAAACTTTCTGCTGTATCTTCTAACCCAACATCGGAAGACATAAATCCAGTTCTGGTTGTTTGAGTCGCTGTCATTATAGGTACATTATATCTTACTGCTAAACCTCTTAATTCTTCAGCAATTGCTTTAACATAAAAATAAGATGATATATTACCACCCTTAAATCTACTTGAAGCACATATATTTAAATAATCAATAAACACTACATCTGGTTTAAAACTTTTCTTTAATGCTAATTCATCCAACAATGATTTAAAATGTCCACTATGAGCAGCCGCTGTAGGATATTCTTTTATAATTAATTGACCTTCAACACCTTTTTTTAATTTTTGAATTTTATTATCATAATAATTTTTAGGCATTTCATACAATTCATCAATGGTTACATCTAAAAGATTAGCGTCAATTCTTTCAGCAATTCTTTCTTCAGCCATTTCTAAAGTAATGTATAAAACATTTCTGCCTTGCGTTAGCATAGAAGACGCAACATGGCACATAAACAAAGACTTACCTACACCTGTTCCTGCTAATGCAACATTTAAAGTTTTAGGAGGAAGACCACCTTTTGTAATTCTATTGAAATAATTTAAATCAAATTTTAATCGTTCTTCTACTCTATGATAATATTCGTATCGGTCTTCGGTTTGTTTAAAATAATCGTGTCCAATATGTTCATCAAAACTTACAGCAAGAGCCTCACTCAATATACTTGGTATTGCTTCTGGAGTTAATTTCTTATCTTTACCATCAAGTATTTTAATACCTGAAAGTATAGCATTATGTACTGCTCGTTCTTTACAAAATTTTTCTGTTGTATCTAATAACCATTGTTGGTCTACTGACGGTACAGTTATACCTTCTTTTAAACTATCTAATAATTTGTTAGTTAAATTAAATTCGTCTTCTGTAATATTTTTTAAATTACCTATTTCTATATTCAAAGCTTCTTTGTTAGGAAGATTATTATATTTTACTACAAAATCATTTATAAGATTAAAAAGAATTATCTCATCTCTATTTTTAAAAAAATCTACTTTTAAAAAAGGTAAGACTTTACGTGTAAATTCTTCATTATGAATTAAATTCCTTAATATTGTTATTTCAAATTGTTCAGCCATAATTAGTCTTTGATATTAAGTTTGCCTTCCTTTAATTGTAGTTCTACAACCTCCACTAAAATATCACCTATTAAATTTTTAAATTCCTGACCATCAGTATCTTTATTTTCATAATTTCTTTGTATTTTATAATCAAATTTTAATGGAATTTTACCTTGTTCATTTTCTTTTTCAGCAAACTTAACATGGCCATATGTAAATATGACATCTTTAAATTCACCTTCAGTTATTTTAATACAAGAAAAATCATCAATACCTCTTTGGACAAAGACGTATTTTTTATTCACCGCCATAAAGGAATTCTTTTTTGGCAGCCTGGTCAATCTTATTGAGAATATCTTTAGTAAAGAATTTATCAGGTTCATTATTAATTGTTTTAGCATATTGTTTTGTTCCGTCTGGTAATTCTATTCTCGTTGATACTGCTTTAAATAAATTATGTTTAAGTGCAATATCTAATAATCCATAATATCTTTCTAAACCTTTATCGTAAGTTAATCTTACATCTACTTTAGCATTTTCTTTTGTTAATCTACTTTTATAATTTAAACAATGAATAATTTGACCAATAACTTCTTTACCTTCTTTTTCTTTTCGTCTGGAAAGATATATTATATTACTAGCAGCATATTTTAATCCACTTCCACCACCCATTTCTTTTTGTGGGAACATTGACCCGATAACATCATAAGTATGGTTAGTCATTATCATTGGTACTTTTGCTTTGCCTAATTTTAATGTTAAAACTCTAAATGCAGCCTTGACAATTTGAGACCTTGTCATATCTCTGGTTTCTTTTCCTTCGGCTGTATCTGTCATTTCTTTTGTAGTAGATAACATACCTAAACTATCTAATACAAACATAATAGGTTGTTTTGTCTTTTCATCCTGTTCAATATATTTGTCTAATACTCTTATTGCTTGGTATCTAAATTCTTGTACGGTTGATACTGGTACTATAACCATTCTTTTACTATCAACACCTCTACTCTCAACTAAATCTCTTGTTAAAGCACTTTCAGATTCAAAGAACACTACACCACCGTTCTTATGTTTATCTAAAAAATATTTAGCTATTCCTAATGCAAAGAAAGTTTTACCTGTTGCAGCTTCTCCTGCGATTGCAGTAATTTTGTTTGAAGGAAGACCTCCAAAAATTGAACCTGATAATAAACCATTTAAAGCATAAGAGCCTGTATCAATAAAACTATTAACATCTCCTGCTTCAACACCTTCACTTACTAGTGAAGCATATTCATTTCCTGTTTCTTTAATAATTTCTTTTAGAAAATCGCTCATACTGTTCAATATCCTTATCTGTATAACTTATAACGTACCATTTTATATTGTTATTATAACATTGTTCTCTTACAAAGTCAAGGTCTTCAGGAGAAAAATCCAATGATATATAATTGTTATATCTTTTATATAATGTTATCCTCATTGTAATTTCTTGCTCTCAATACAACTGGTCTTCCTTTTGGAATATTAGGCAACTGTTTAGGTGTATTAGGATCTCGCTCCCATTCAAATCTGAATTTTTCATTTTGTGGTACCCATCCTTTAAAGGGTATTTCTAAATCTTTGTCAGTTATATTAACCCATATTTCCTTAAATAAATTTTCGCTCTCCACAGGTCCATGAATATCAAAGACTCTTCCTTTAACTTTTGCTAGCCTATGTTTAAGTGCTTCTTTGTTATATTCTAAAACTCTTTGGTAATCCCAATACTCTTTTAAATCTTTATATTGCTCTTTAGTAATCATTAATGCTTGACTGGACATTTTTTCACCTCTGCTTGATGTAACTTATATCCTCCTGTAAATTTAGTTCTGACATTCATATATCCTTCATTTGCCCACTTTGTATTTTCAGGCGTAGGGCCTTGTATGTCATATGTATATTTATTTCTTTCATAAGGTACATACATCGCTAAAGGTGTACCTTTTTTAATTCTAAATGTACCAAACCTTTTCATAAGCACTTGTTGATTAATTTCGTGGTGTATATCTGACCATATAATACCAGGTAAAACTTCAAACACAGTATTATAATGATAATACATTGGTAACTGCCATACTGACCAACCTGGTGGTGTCTTTAAACGCCATGGACACGTAGGTTTTAATACCATACTTGAATTATCTTTTACGTGCTGTGGAGCAAAATTTCTAAACTGCTCATCAGCATGGCTTGAAAAGTTAAATTGTGGCTCTGGAGATTGCCATTTAAATTTATTGTGTTCTATTTCTAGGTGTAAATCACACCATAAAGGTACTACAAATCCTTGAGATAAATATTCAGGCATAGATGGACAATTTTTTACTGTTCCTTTATTCATAGGATCGTCTTTAAATCCATCAAGCATCCTATCAACTCGTTTCCACCAATCTGGAATAACTTCTTTTGCAGGTAATACTGGCACAACTTTTTCTAAACCATCTATAACTGACCACCAATGAATTTTAGGTTTTTCTGGTTGTTTCCAAATTGTAAATATTTTTTTTATCTTTTCTATCATATAGGTAATGCAGCCTTTCTAGCGTGTCTGAAATAATCAATAGTAGCTAAACTATTACTAACAGTTAGGTTAGGATTATTTACTGCTATTGTAGTAAATGTTGGATGTTTTGAAAAACACCATATATTTTCAATATAAAATCTATTCATAAACTCTGCTTTTTCTTCCTCGTTTTTAAATAACTTATCACTTTTAGGTCGTTGCATAATTCTCATTCCAATTTGACCTACAAATTTTCCTGGAAATTTTTTTAATACCAAACTATCAACTAATTCATCACAACTTTTATATCTTTTACCTTTTACAGTAGGATCCATTATGTTAATAAACATATGTCCGCTATCAGATAAACTTTCATAACTATGTTGTGATACTGGTAAAAAGAAATTATCTCTCCATAATTCATATTCATTAAATTTTTTCCAAGATTGGTCTTCTTCGTATTCACCACCTTCATTATATTGCTCTGTTGCAAAATATGGTGGACTTGTAAAAGCACAATCAACATTTTTTATTTGATCCCAAGGTAAATCTTCTGCACCACATCTAAAAATTCTTATGTGTTTTTTTCCTAAACACTCAAAATAATTTATACCATCAGCATTTTTTAATTCTCTTATAACTGGATCCTTATTACCTAATAATAATTCATATTCAGATACTTGGTCCATATATGTTTCATATACATTAGGGTTTGGATCACAACCAATATATTCACAAGCATTACTAGCATAAAAACCTGCAAGTCTATCGCCCCAACCACAACTTGTATCTAACACTCTTCCTGCATTAGTCATTTCATAAACAGCCTTTGCTACAATAGGTTTAAATTGTGTTGCAATATAAGTTTGTAATCTAAAAGCAGATAGATAACTTGCACCATCTAATTTACCACCTCTTAATTCTTCTTTACCTTCAACCATAACTGGTTTCATTCCATTAATACCACGCCACATTGGACCTAAACATCTCCATATATCTTTTGCTGACCCATTATACCATACATCTAAAGGAGACCTGAAACTATAACTTGAACAATTTAATCTAGTTTTTTGATGAAAATGATTTGATACATCATTGTAAGTAGATGGTGCGTCAATAATACCTAAACCATATTCTTTAAAATTATATTTGTAATCATCATATTTTTCTTTTACATTTTTAAAAACTTGTTCGTTTGGTTTACAATATTCCCATATGTCTTGTTTTTTTAATCCTTTAAATGCTTGTTTCATCATCTCCTCTGAAATAGATTTTAAAGGAAATGTTGGTCTAACTCTAGCAATATATTCTGCTAACTCTTCCCTAAATTTTTCTTTACCTTCGTCATTTGTAATTCTCTCAAAGGTCTGTTGATCCATTATAGGCAATTTATCTTTGTTAGCATATTTTTCAAACACTAAACGCCATTTATGTGTTGGTGGATTTTTATACATATCGTCAAACATTACCAAGTCCTCTTCCTAGTATCTTCTATATCTTTAAAATTACAACTTACTGATATTCTTTCTGTTTTAGATGTAAAAGGATAAACTTGATGAGTTAATTTCGCTGGAAAAAAATATACATCTTTTTCTTTAGGTGTGTAAGTAATACCTGATTTACTAAATGGCATATGACTACCGTAACTAAATTCTATTTTTCCTGCTGTTGGTGTATTACTTTTTTTTGAAAGTTCAGTTCCTTTAACAGGATCATTTTCTTCTCTTATTTCTTTTGGTACTTTTAAATACATAACACACGATATTAAACCTAGGTGATTATGTATAGGATTCCATTCACCTTGTTTCATATAATTTATCCAGAGTGGATGCACTAGTTTTATATCCTCTACTTCCAATATATTTGGTTTATCTGAAAATGGATCTTTACTACCTCTAGGCATAACAAGTTTAGTATATTGGGATGCTAACCATTTTAATTCTTCACTTACAATTTCTAATTGTTTTTTTGAAAATTCTAAATGTAAATCTTTTCCATCATCAAAGCTATAACCATATTCTTCAGAAAGATTACCAGCAAGTTTTTTTCTACTATCTAATTTTTGTTTTTTTAATTTATCTTTACGTATTCTATTACCTACAGATAAAAATATATCACATAATTCATCTGATATTGTAGTTTGAAGAATTGATGGACCAAAAGGTCTTTTCCAATTAAAATTTCTTCCTACTGTACTCATATTATTTGACCTACTATTTTATTCATTGTTCCATTTCACTAATATCAATACTATTTATGGCTTCTTTATAACACAATTAGATATATTATTATAACATAAGTTATAGATAAAGTCAATTCCATTTGTTCACCTCATTTCCCCATACATCCCAACTAGGAAAAGTAGTTCTAGCAAACAATTCTATTCTAGGTAAATCACCACATAACTCTATAATACGATTTCTTATTATATCAGGTTTTCTACTATGCTCCCGTCTTTCACTTACAACTAATCTATCAACATTACCACTAACTCTTTTAGGTTTACCTTTTGTTGCTAATATACATATCTCTGGATTTGCTCTAGTCCAATAACCTGGACCTTTAACATAATAATTCTTAATTCTATTCTTGTTAGTTTTTATCCAATAAAAGGCAACGGTCTTATATTCAAAACCCCAATCTTTAACAATAGGTATTTGTTTATGTAATAGTGGATCAGTACACCACATAAACAATATACAATCTTTATCTGCTATATCTTTTATAGGTAAATTAGCAATATCTTTCATTGACATTGTTTTATAATGATTCTCTGGATTTGTTTGTGCGTTTTTATTATTCCAATTCTGAAAATGCCAAGGCGGATCTGCATAAATTATATTATATTTCTTCTTAATTTCCATAACTCATCCATAAAAATTTTATTATTAATAACAATATACAAAATTGTATAAAAGTTATATTACTCATAGCAAAAAAAGCACCTAACATCACAGCAGAAAACATTATTAAATCCATCATCCAAAAAAGCTCTCCAATGTTGCTTCTCTTTCTAATTTCCAACCAATAGATTCTAAAATAAATCTCAATGGGTCTGTAAATGTTTTTGTAAATTGTGTTTCATAATCTACAAACCTATGTATATTAAATTCTTCTGGTATTCTTGTAGAAAATGCTACCACTTGGTCTTTAAATGTATTTGGTAATTTTAACATTAAAAATTTAATTTTATCACCTTCTTTAATGACAGGATATTTATATTCTAATTTTTGTTTATGTAAATAGTGATTATAAATTAAAGAACCTTTAACGTGTATTGGTGTTGATTTTTTATAAATGTTAGAATTATCAGTATATCTTAAAAGATTATTACAAGTCCTAGGAAAAGCAACTTCTTCTGGTGTCATATTTACAAATTCTTTTTTAAAATCATTTACAAATTTAATCAAATCATTTTCAGTTTGATTCATTATAACACTTATGGCTTCTTTAATTTTACCTCTACAAACTTCTGGTGTAGATGATTTAATTGCTTCAACACCCATTATTTTTAATTTAGGTTCTGAATATCTAACACCCTCCTCATCAAACAAATTAAGTATATACCTCTTCTTAGCGACCCATATACCCTTGTTTGCTATTATCTCTCGTTTCATTATCATCTTCTGGTCATATGCGTTTATATACTCTGCTAGGCGTTTAAAACTATCATCTATGACCTTTTGTATCTTTTGTTTAGATACTTTGTTTAAAAAATCTGTAATCTGTTGAATAGATTTATCTTTACAAACCTTATCAACTAAAGAAGCCATTTCAACATAAATTGAATCAGTATCAGAAGCAACTACATAATTTTTATTTTCACTTCCTAATACTTTATTCATAAATTTATTAACATCATTTTCAACCCAACGAATTGATAATTGTCCACCTAAAGTAATTGCCTCTGCTTGTCTAACATCAAAATATCTAAAATACTGATTGCCGATAGCACCATAAGCACTATTCAATGCAATCTTTTTAGCCATTTGAATATTATGACAACGACTTATCTCATTTTTATAAATGACATCTTTGGTTTTATTAAATTCCTTTTTCGCTTTTATAGCTAAGTCTTTAAACACTACTCGCTCACTATACATCTTCTCCATTAACTCTGGAAAAAAACCTTGCTTATCTCTTTTAAATAAAGCACCATTTGGTGCCACAGTTACATTTTTATCTTTTGCCCATTTTAAATCTAACTGTTCAGATAATAAATTAGTTACATTTACTCCATCAGGTTCCATACCTACAAATGTTTCAGGTGAAATATTATATTGCATAATTAAATGTGGATATAAACTATTTAAATCAAATGAAACAATCCATTTATGTAATCCTAATTGTGGATCCTTAACATATGCACCTTCATATTTTGTATTCTTTTCGTGGTCTACTCTAGGTGGAATAACAATATCTTTTTTTCTTAAATGATTATAAATTAAAGTATCCCAACATCTTACTTGGGAATATACATCTATATAATTTACTTTATAATCATAAGCCATAGTTAAACATAATTCAATAAGTTTCATTTTATCTTCCAACCTATCAACTAATTCTACATCTTGGATATTATATTCAACAAATCTTTGATAATCTTTTGTATAAAAATCCTTAAATGTTTCATATGGATTTTCAATTTTTTGCTCACCTATTTCTACTTTAGCAATATAATTTAAGCGATAACTTTCTTGTCTTACATAGGTAAATTTTTTATATAAATCAAAATAATCTAATACAGATATACCAAGTAAATTCCAATACTGTTGATTTTTTTGTCCAAATTGTATTCGTTCTGCATTAACATAATTCCAAGGACTCATTTTATTAATCGTATCATTATCAAACATAAATCTCATACGATTCATAAGATAAGGTATATCAAAAAACTTAACATTCCAACCTGTAATTACATCTGGATGATTTTTACACCAAAATTTTAAAAATTCTAATAATAAATGCTTCTCATTTTGACATTTAATATAAGTTATATTCGCTTTTTTAGCAATAAAATCTCCTATGCCCCAAGTTATAATCTGCTTATTACTATGATTCTTAACTGTTATACAAATTATTTTTTCTTTAGCTGTATCAACATCTGGGAAACCATACTCACACTCACACTCTATATCAAGTGTAAATATTTTAATAAAATCTTTTGACCATTTAATATCTTCTCCATACTCATCAGCAATATACTGATAAGGATAACGATTCATACCATAAATTTTATATTCAGCTATATCTTTATACTGGTCTATAAAATATTTCGCTTGAGATATACTCCCAAAATTTTTAGGCATTACGCCTATGCCGTCTAGTGTCTGATAATTTGTTTTATGTTGTGTTGGAATATATAAGGTAGGTTTATAATTAATTCTGCTGAGATAAGGTTTGCTATTTGCAACTCCTCTTATTAAAAGTTTATTTTTGTATTCAATAACATTTGTATAAAAATTCATAATATATTATAATATAATTATTTATCGTAAGGTATATGCACAGTTAATCCATCCATTGATTCATCTAAAATAATCTGACAAGACAATCTACTATTATCATTTGCCTTATGTTCGTAATCTAATAAAGCTTGTTCAGCACTTCCTTCTGGCTGTTTACCAACTTTATCAATCCATTTATCATCTACAATTACATGGCACGTAGCACACGCACAAGCACCACCACACTCAGCGTCTATAGTTTCTATATAACCATTTTTAGAATAATACTTGGTTGCTTCCATTAAAGTATTATAGGTAGGCACCTCTATTGTTTCAATTGTTCCATCTGTTAAAACAAAATTAACTTTAATTTCCTTCATTGAATAGATATTTATGAAGCTACTGCTCATCACCAAAAAGATTTGATTCAAATCAATACTTTTAATTACGAAATAATTTTACTTTTTGGTGTCAATATAACACTTGTTTGTTTTTCGTATGTATCCTCTAAATGAGTTTCTGGTGTTGTTTCAGTAATTATATTAATATTTTTAATTTTAATTACTTCATCTTTCGTATATGGTATGTATGGATGAAAACCTATTTGCATAGGTTGTCCTGGTTTACCTTGCATTGGAATTAATACAAAAGGTTTTTGGATTTTTGTATAACCTTCACTTGTAGGCTGTAATTGTTTTTCAGGATTACTTTCCACTTCTTCAAAAACTTTGCCAATAATATCCTCACCTGTAGTGAGTCTCCATAATCTAATCATAATATATCCTTATTCTGTTGTCATTGAAACAGGTTTTATTTCATCTTCTTTAGGTTCTGTATCTGAAGGTCTTGTATCTTCTTCAGCATATGTTGGTTTAACTTCTTCTTCTTTTGTTGGTTTAACTTCTTCTTCTTTTACTATTTTTTTACCAATATTATATTTCGCTTGTAAGTTCCAATCACCTTTTTCTTTAAATGCAATTATCTTAATTTGTGATAACGGCGATTTATCTTCAGCTGATTCTTGTTTAACAATTGATAATAAACTCCAATCTTGCAATAAGCAAGCAATTGTATTTCTACGCTGTATATCGTTGTGGATTAATGTTGCTTTCTTACCATCTAAAGCAAACAATTCTTTGAAGTGTACTATATAATATTTACCTTGTTTATGTAGTATATGGCAAGATTGAAATAACGTTTTATCTTTCCTACTTGCAACACCCATTCGGGACAAAGTTTCCCTAATCTTTAAAAAGTCATCTGGTTGCTTAAGAGTTATCTCTAACATACTTTCAGGTGACCAATTAATTTCTTCACTCATCTTTTTCTCCCACCTTTATCAAGTTTAGACTTAATAAAGTCAATTTGTTTTTTATTAAGTATGTCAAGAGCTATTTTAGCTTTCTCATTACTATACCCATAATATTCTTTTACATACTCTAAATTTTTTGACTTAGCAGTAGTTGTCCACCGCCCACCAAATCGTTTTCGTTTTCTTATACTATTTAGAAGAAAATGAAACTGTAGCCGTTTGGTGAGGCCGTGTCTTTGATTCATTTCATTTGCCATCATTATACTATCCAAATGTTGAGAGCAACATCTATTAATAACATAAGGTGGATATTTTTTTTCCCAAGTAATATCATCACCATCTAAAAGGTTAATTTTAGTATAGTTTATAGCATTTAAATAATCTGATAATTTATATTCTATCATTTAATTGTTAAACCATTGCATATAAACCAAATACGGTACTAATATCGGCCAAACTATATGTTCAACAATTTCGTATAGCACAGCGAGTGTTAATAGTATTGCCCAAAATTTAGAAGTCTTTGCTTTTTTAGAAAGAAATCCAAATATCTTGGAGTGCCATACTCCTATTTTTTGTATTAGATTGTTCATTTTTCTCCTTTATTTAAATTTACAATTCGCCATTACTTCTGTTAAACAAGCAACCATATTTATTTCGTGGTCGGCAACAAAAGCAGATTTATATTGATAATCAGCAATTGTTAAAACTGCCATTGGAACAGATTTAGGATCCAAATGCTTGTAAAGTATATCATAGATATTACTGAATAAAGAAGCAGGGTCTTTATCTAAATTTTGCACAACCCACTTTCTCATATCACCAAATCTTTTTTCTTTTAATAATTTAATTAATTCTTTATTATTAATATCAGATAATGATATTAAAATTCCACTATCTATTTTACCTCTTATAGAATATCTTTGTAATTCATTTATGGTTCTTCTGAAATCTGGATAATGTCTTTGTATTAACTCAGCAAGAACTTTTTTATCAAAGGTAATATGTTCTTCTTGTAATATGTCAGAAAGTCTATCTAGGAACGCAGTAGCCGTCCGTACCTTCTGACCATTCATTATTCTAAAGTCTATTACAGTACAGCGACTATGCAAAGCAGGGATAATCTTATTCTTAAAATTACAAGTAAATATAAATCTACAATTTTTATAAAATGTTTCTATGAAATTTCTTAATGCAGGTTGGACAGATTCAGGATTCATATAATCTGCTTCATCTATAATTACTACTTTATGATTTGAAGTAGCAACTAAAGATATTGAGGACGCAAAGTTTTTAATTTGTGTTCTTAATGTATCAATGTGCCGACCTTCATCGGAACCATTAATCATTATATAATCACAACCTATTTCTTCACATAAGGCACGAGCAACGGTAGTCTTACCTGTACCTGCAGTACCAGATAATAATAGATTTGGTAATTCTTTTTTATTTAAAAATTCTGAAAATGTACTTTTTAAATCACTACTTAATATACAATCCGAAATAGTTTTCGGCCTATATCGTTCAACCCAAAGAAAGTCTGACATTGTTTTTCACCTCTTTCATAATATTATAAATTGTTTTTGTTTTATTCTTGCTGGTATTACCTTCGTTGTATTACAAGAATCACAACACACATCACCAATATTTTTTCCAAGCGGTGATGGATTATTAAAAGTTGGTTGTCCTTTAGAAATATCTTTCGTATTACGAGTCATTAAAACTCTACATAAACAACATTTTATTTCCATTATACTTTAAAATGCTGAATCAGCTTCTAAAGCAATCCAATATTGAACATTTACTTTTTTGTTTATAAAATGTGCTATCTTCATTTTAGATAATGCAACATCATAATCACCTGGTATAAGTTTCATATTTTCTGCTTTAATATATGCAGTAAATTCTAAATCTGTTTCACCTACATTGATAGATGATAGATTTGAGTTACTATTTTTTTTATCTAAAGCTTCTAATTTTATTTTACCTTTTTCACCTTTAAATGCAATATCAGGTAAGTTTAAATTAGTATATAACTTTTTAACAGATTCATAATCATTATTTTTTAATGTAAATGAAACTGCTTTATCAGGCATAGTAATTTCTTTTTGTGGGGTTACTAATGTTGTTTTATCAGCAAAAGCATATCTTGCCGATAGTGTGGATTTTTCATCTTTAATTCTTAAATTAGATGTTCCATTAAAATTTAAAACTGGTGCTTGAAAAGAATCTAATGCTCTTAAAAATTCTGGCAAATCATACACGCCAAATTCTTGCTCAAATTCTTCTGTTACCTCTGCTCTGGCCATAATGTTTTTCATTGTGGACATAGTAGATAAAACACTACCTGTTTTAAATAATATATTTTGATTAATGTCCGAGAAATTTCTCAACACATTTAGGGTATTACTACTTATTTTCATTTCAACTCCTCCTTATCATAGTTTAATAATAAAATAACATAATGTACCGCCTTTAATAAATCGTTGCGGTTTTGTCCTTTTTTCTTTCCATACCTACACAAATATTTAATTGCATTAGCGTGGCAGAAATCTTTTCCAATGTTTAATGTTTTAAATAAATCTTGTACTTGAAATCCATCTTTACCTGTTGAGTAATGTTGGCCGTATGTAGATTTAATATAATCACCAATTTCTTCTAGGATTTTATCCTCATTGTATTTCATAATATAATAATAACAAATTAATTTGCTTTTGTCAATTTGTTAAGAACCTAAACTTTCAGCTGATGTTGTAGGCATTCCACCTCCAGATTCTGATGGTGATCCAGATTGTAAATATTTTAATACATTCTCTGGTGAGCTTACTTCATAAGGGTCTTCAGCAGAAATATCTTTTTTCCATGATTCAATAAAAACTTTTTCTACTAAACCATCAGTAATAATAGCTGCATATCTCCAAGAACGGTTTCCAAAACCTTTGTCTTTCTTATCAACAAGCATTCCAACCTTTTCAGTAAATTCTCCATTACCGTCAGGTATAACTTGTACATTAGCTAGTTTTTGATTTTGTGCCCAGGCATTCATCACAAACGAATCATTAACTGACATACAATAAATTTCATTTATTCTATGTTGTTTAAATACATCTGCTAATTTTTCAAATCCTGGTAATTGTTTTGTTGAACAAGTAGGTGTAAATGCTCCTGGTAATGAAAATAATATAACTCTTTTACCTTTGAAATAATCATCGGTTGTTTTCTCAACCCAATCGCCTAATGACCTTACTTTAAATTTGATTTGTGGTACTCGGTCGCCTTCTTGCATAATATTTCCTTTAGTTAAGTGAGAGGAGAGTAATTGTGGAGGTGACCCTCCTCTCTAAAAGAACCCATATAGGGCTCTCTATGTGTGGTGTACAATTATTTATATAATATATACACTACACAAATTCTATTATATCAAAATTCCATCAATTGTCAATGACCTATTCAGTAGGTACAACAGGACAATTAGGTTTTTCTAATGCGTCATTTAAAGCAGTTATATTTACATTTAATTCTAATTCAACAGATTGTAGTTTTTTTCTCAATTCAGTAATTTCATCCCTAGCAATAACTGTATCTTTTTCAGATTCAATTAATCTGCCAGCTATAGCATACAATTCATTTTCATAATCTTCTATTGATTTTTCTAATAATGTAATACTATTTAAATATTCTGCTTCTAGGCTTGTAATACCTGCTTCACTATTCTCAAGGTTAGTTTGTAATCTTTTAACCTCATCATTTTTGTTGAACAAAAGCCCTGCCAAAATAACTATAAGTATAAAAGCAAAAACTGCCGTTGGTGTAATTTTATTTTTAATGTCTTTAAGCATTATAGCGTATCTAGGAAACATCCTTTTTATAAAATCTCCTATTTTTGTGTATCAATCAATGAACACGCTTCCTCATTAGCTTGCAATCCAGCATTCTTATCATAGACCCAAACATAAGAATAGTGAACTTGGTCACCTTTTTCTACACATTTTTTTCCGAATGATAGTTTTGGATTTTGTATGCCTGAACAACTAACTAGAATCAAACTCATTAAAATTATTAATAATTTATTCATATTTTCCTTTTATAATATATTAGTATTTATTATACTAAATTCTATAGGATTTGTCAATGAGCTGAGCTAAAAAAAATAGCGGCGGTTTTACCCGCCACTATCTATCTATATTACGTTATTATTTAACGTCTATTTTTTAAAAATATTGAACAAGTTAGGTTTTAATACATCTTCAAACCAGTCTTGCCAGAATTTCTGAGTTTGCTCTTGATATTTCTTAGCTTGCTCAGGTTGTTCTTTTAAGAATTTTTCAAATTGGACTTTCCATTCTGCGTAAGTTGGAATTTCTAAATCAAATTTAAACATTTTATCTCCTTATTTAACATCTATTGTTTTTGCTTTTCTGCTCTCTGGAATAATCTTCTCCATAGATACTTTTAAAAGACCATCTTTCAATTCAGCACCTTTGATTTCGCAATCATCAGCAACCGTGAAAGCTTTAGAAAAGAATCTTTTAGCGATACCTTTATGTAAGATATTACCATTGTCATCTTTACTTTCGTCTTTTTCTGTTTTAGCAGATTTGATAGTCAAAAGACCGTCCTCATAGTTCACTTGAATATCCTTTTTAGAATATCCAGCAAGAGCTACTTCAATATCGTACTTGTTCTTGCCTGTTTTAACGATATTGTATGGCGGATAATTTGGTATCGTAGTAGGTGATAAAAAATCATCTTCAAACATTCTTTCAAAATGGTCAAAGATATTATCAAATCCTATTGATACTGGTCTTAATTGATTAAAAATAGATAATGCTTTATTGGTCATATTAACCTCCTTTTATTAAGCAAAGTTATCGTTTACGAGAGCCCATAATGGCACTCTCTATATGTTATATAATCATTATTTATAAAATTACAAGTAGTGAATCGTGGATATTTTCAAAAATTGTTCTAAATCAAATCTTTATTATATAACCCTTATTTTATTGGGTTGTTTTTGTTTAAATTAATAAACAAGGTACAACCCTAAACCTCTCTACGCCTCTACAAAGACTTATGAATAGCTTTGTAGCATAATATATATACAGACACAAACGGCATAGAATTCATCAAATTAATCTTTTTTTCACACCTTTAACAATAACAATTCCCATATTTTCATCCCTTTTTTTCTGAAGTTTTATAAGGGTTTGTTTTTTTTCTTTCAATTTTTCAACTCTTTTTTCAGATGGTTTTCTATAATATTGTCTATCTCTAATTTCTTTCATTAAACCTGTTTTTTGAATCTTACGCTTTAAGATTCTCATAGCCTGTTCAACATTTCCATGCCTTACTTCAACTGTTATACTCATTTTTTCTTTTTCAATTCTTTTCTTAATGCACTAATTCTATGTTTTAGTCCATCAATTGTTGTGTGCATCCATCCACAATCGTGTGGTTCAATTTGTTTTCTAAACCAAGCAATTGTTTCTTTTAATACTTCAATTTTCTTTTTTATACTCATAATTTTTCCTATAAAGGTATCATACAATTGGTGCAACTAATATGATATTTAACAATACCCATTACAAATACTGCTATTGCAACTGCATTTAAAAATATTAATGCTCTATCATGCCATAACATACCTACTATAAACCAACCACATACTCCTATTAAATGTAAATATAAATTATATGGTGCCATTTCTAAAGAAGTTAACATCATACCTATTAATATAATTACTGAACTTATCCATTTTACATACCAAGACAAATCGTGTAATGGTGTTATTTTTTTTACTTCAAATTTTTTCACTTTTTCTTTTATCATATACTTTCTTTTTATAGTTTTTATAATGTAAAAACTTGGGGCGAATAAAAATATGAAACGCCCCAAGCGTACTTACACTATGAATAGTTTTTAGACGGAGATATCGGAATCATCTTCCTTATCTTCGTCATCCTCACTATCATCGGAATTCTTTTCCTGTAGAACTGAAGCTTCTTCTTCCTTTTTCTTCTGTTCTAGGATTTGTTCTACTGAAGCACCACTATCCACTTTAGTGTACAATTCAACAAATGAGTCTTTAGTATCATCATCAAATCTATTTGTACAAACAGATACAGCCTTCATTTTATTTTTAAAGATTCCATATGCTTCTGCAATATGTACTAACCTTCTTGTTGATATAATCTCATCAACTCCGCCATCATCATAAGTTTTTCTTATGACATCAGCCCAAGTTACAAGGTTATGAGCAAACTTTTGGTCTGATTTTCCAGCAGATTTAAGTTTAGTCGCAACAATTTTTTCCTCGGTTTTAACTGAAGGATATTCTTGTTCAAAGGTTACTGGAAATCTTTCCAAAAACGCCTCGTTCAAAACATTAGTTCCGATAAATTTACCATCTTCGGATCCTTGTCCTTTAGTATTTGCAGTAGCAACAACATTGAAACCATATTTAGGTTTTACGTACTTGTTAATTTTCTTAACATAGATACCAGAACCTTCAAGTATTGGTTGTAAGCACATTATCTTATTACTAGCCAAATCTATTTCATCTAGTAAAAGAATAGCACCTCTTTCCATTGCTTCAATAACTGGGCCGTTTTGCCAGACAGTTGATCCATCCCTTAATCTATAACCTCCAAGTAAATCGTCCTCATCAGTTTCAATTGTTATATTAACTCTTATCATTTCTCTTTTTGCAACAGCACAAGCCTGCGTCACCGCAAGTGTTTTACCATTACCAGACAATCCTGTAATAAACACAGGATAAAATCTTTTAGAAGTTATGATATTTTTAACATCAGCAAAATTACCAAAATTAACAAAGTCTTTATCCCTTGCAGGAATAACATTGTCAGTTAAAGAACTAACAACATATGCAGCCTTTGTATCAGATTTTGGAGTTTCTACTTCCGTTTTTTCAGTTTCATCTGAACTCATAGGTAATTTATAAACACCTCTACCTACTTTGTACTTATCAGATTTCAACCAAGAAGGATTTTTGATAACCTTCTTTTTAACTAAATCATTTATTTCGGATCTAGTTACCGTGTCTTTTTTATAATGTTTATATAAAACATCAACAACGGATTTTTGATTCACATTAAGTTCCATAATATAAGTTTTCTCCTTTCATAATGTAAGTTTCTATAGCTATGCTATCAGTTTCATCAGAAATGTCAAGCGTTAAAAAGCATAGTAAATTCAACACTTATGCTACCTCCTTGATGAATTTTTGTAATAATACTCTGGAAACTAATCGTTTCTTCATACTATTAACAAATTCTTTTTTAAGTATTCTCTTATTAGTTGTATTAATATCTTGCATTTTATTATTAGCAATTTGTGTATCTGATTTAATATAAAAATATACATCATATCCAGTATTAATATCAGGAATACATTTATCTTTATTAAACATTTTTCTAGCAAGTAATTCTTTATCATATTTGTATTGTACATGGTATCTTAAATCTCTAAATTTTTTAACTAAAAAGAATCCAATAGTTTTAATACCGTGTTTCTTTTTAAGATATTTTAATAATCTATGAGTAAGGTCTTTATGTTCCTTATCATAGCAACTACCATAACCAGAACAATCTACATAATTCTTACCAAGTTTAACCCATTTATTACCAGTTGCACTTATTCCATTTGATTGTCCATCAGTTAAAGTTATTAAAGAAATCTTATCCGATTGGTAATCATGTTTAAATTTTGCAATTATTGTATCCATAGCAATTAGTGATTCATCTAAAGGTGTTGAATGCAAAGAATATTCATTTAAAGGACTAGGTACATGATAAAGTTTAGAATAATCTGCTTCACTAATTCCACAACTTCGTCTATATCCATAGTGTAGTCCAAAATAAGTAGCCGCCCTATGTAAGAACTCACCAGATTTTAAAAAGTCTTTTTTACTTTGTCTATGTGTAAATAATTGAACTAACCTTGTTGATTTATCTAATTGTAATTCTTTTGGACCAAAAGTAAAAGGTAAATCTTTTATAATATTATCGTACTTATCACTAAATCTACTAGCATTACAAAATTTATAAACTGAAAATGGTATTTGTATTTTTCTAGCGAACATAACTAAATTTAATAATTGTTCAACAGTAGGATAAATATGATTACTCATAGAACCTGACCAATCTAACAACATAATCATACCGTGGTTCTTCTCATTAGGTATAATTGTAATTTTTTTAAATATATCTTCCGCAAATTTATATTTGTATAATTGTAATGGGTCAATTACACCAGTTTTTGCTGTTGCTGCTCTAGCGTGTAATCTAGCATTTTTTTTCATTTCAAATTCTTTAACCAAATAGTTAACTGTACTTTGAGATTCTTTCATAAATTTTTTATAAAATGTTCTATGATAGTCTATACTACTTCTCCAGTCTTCTCTTTTAATATGGTCAACAGCATCCTTTATCATATTATCTTTAATATATTTTTTATAAGGAACAATTAAATTTTTAAGATTAGGTTTATTTAATAAAAAATAACTTCTTTCTGAAGCGTCATTATCATTTAATTGTTTTTGAATCTCATCCTGATATTCTCTAGCAGTAGCAGAAGATAAATCAAAATCCCCTCCTGCACCTGAAGAAAATCCATCAACCTCTTTTTTATCTTCCTCTTTTTTAGCGTCAATTGCTTTCTTTAAATCTGAACTACCTGATCCTAATTCTTTTTCTTTTTTATCTAAAAATTCTTTTAACTTATCATCTGTTGATTTATTGTCTTCCGATTTTTCTTCTGATTTATTATCCTCAGAATTACCTTCTCCTTCTTTATCTTCTGGTTTAGGTTTTGTATAAATTTTTGCTGTAGCGTGTTTATCAAAATCTGGTATTTTTTTAATCTTATCTTTAGAATATCCTAATATTTCTTCAGCAAGTTTTAATACATCATCAAAAGTTTCTAATTTATCAACCATATTAATAAACATTTTTTCTTTTTTATCTAAATTCATTTTTAGTCTTTTTGTTGATTTAAAGTATAGGTTGATTTTATCAATAATCATATAATCATCTAATTTTCTACCTTTAGTTTTAAAGAAATTATCTTTGTAAAGTTTATCAAAACCTTTTAAATAATCATTTTGTAAACCAGGATATCTTTTTTGAATTTTTTTATCTATTCTACAATCTTCCAATACATTTACAAAAGACCTAAATTCTTGTTTTCGGTCTTTCATATCTCCCCAACTATCTGCTGGGGTCCATAATGCGTGGGCAACCTCGTGGCCGACTAACATATCATATACGTTTTTGGATTTATGTTCTTTTTTAAATATAGGGATTGTTAAAATTCTATTTTTAACATCAAAGGATGCTGTTGATACAGCATTTTCTTGTACTTCAACATTTTCAGTAGCAAGTAATTTTGCAAGTGTAGATTTTTTTTCTACATCATTTGATTTATTTGATTTATTCATAGTGTAATTAATCATAATATACTGCTATGCTATCAGTTCCGCTTGTGATTTTCAAGCAAATAATGGATTATTCCATCGCATAAACACTAGGTTATTGAGATTAAATGTTCTACTTTTGTTCTATTTTGATATAATTTACACTTTTTTGAATATAAAAGTGGGTTCGTATTTGCGTCCAGAAGGAAAATCTTTAGTTTCGATTCGTTTTAAATGTACATCTTTTTTTTGTGTTGATAATGATAACCACCAAGTATCAGCTTGTTCAAATCCTACATCTAGCGCTAGTTGTATAGTATCTTCTTCAAATGTTTTATACTGTTTTGTATTCGCAACATTGATTGCCATATACTTACCTGGTTTAAGGCCTATATAAGCGTTCTGGAAAGTCTTCTTTAGAAACTTCTCTTTCCATAATTCTTCTTCTGGATATGCTATAAATGATTGTTCTTCTTCATCACCATATTGTTCCCAACCAAAGTACGGTGGACTTGTAAATACAAAATCTATCGAATCTGGTTGAGGTATATAAGTTTCGCTACCTTGTTTTAATAGTAAATATGATTTATCTTTGTGTCCATAATCTTCTTGTATTTTACACAATCCTTCATATGTTGGAACACAAGGATCCGTACCTAAATAATTTACCCCAGCTGCAATTGCACCTAATAAACGACCCCCATAACCCATAGATGGATCCCATACTACACCTGCTTTTTCACCCATTAAAGGACTATCTTTCTCTACAAATATATCATATAAAGCTGCGGCTGCTGTAGGTCTGAAATTTGATACCATTTGAGTTCCAGAGTATCTTCTTAACATAGACCTCATATCTGATTCTGTAATACTATGATGTTCTTTTTGTTCAAAAAAAGTACCTGTTAAAATCTTATTAATACCTTTCTTTAAATGCTCTTCATCATTCCATATTTCCATAGGGGTTTTCATCTTCCCACATTTAATACCCCAAGCGTGTTCCATATAAGACCACGCAAGTGATAATCCATGTGGAGATTGACCTATAATCTTTCTTTGTCTATCTACAATTAATTCTCTTTTAAATGCTAGTAATTGTTGAAATACATTATCACGCCATTTCCTATCTGTAGGATATTT